TGAGGGAAGATTGCTTTCATCAACAATGAAATCTTCGTAAGACGGCAGTTTCTCCGACATTTTATGAGTAAAATATTACTTCGGGATTCCTCTCCCTGACTTATTTATTCTCCTTGTTAAGTCCAGACTTGAGTATCTTTGATAACTCGGATGTCGATCCTACGAACAAAGCATTATTAACTGTAGATGGGCCTTTTTGCTCTTCCTCTTTATTAACATCTTTGAGTTTTTTCTGTAAATCCATCAACTTATCAGTTGCATCTGAGACACTTTTTATTAATTGTCCAGCAACCTCATATGCCCTTGGCATCTCACTCTCTTGTGCTAACTCTAGTATACCGTTTATTGCCTCTTGCCCTTTTTCTATAATACTATATAAATTTCCTCTTGTATATTCATAATCTTTTTGAATGTGATCACCATTTGATTTGACTTCCTTTCTTTCAACTTTCGTGGTTTCTGCAGGAACAATATCTGTCTCTACATTGAAAGTATCGTTTAGGTCATCAAATTTTGAGGTTTTCATGTAATTGTACCACTGAATCCAAAGTCATCACCCATTGGAATGACAGCACTATCAACACCCTCTCCATCTGAAGTATCAGTGTAATCAATACCTTTAATGTCTGTTCCTCTAACGTGTGATGTGGCGAGTGTAGAATCTTTCCCTCTATCAACAGTGATTTTATTACTGGATGATGAGATAGATTTTACTAACATCTCTTCATTATCTATAACAATATAAAATTCATCCTTGACATTAGTAGTGCTATCAACTTTAAATGTTCTCTGTGTAGCATCAATATCCTCAGCCAAATTAGTAACTACATCACCCGTATAATCCTTGATTGCTCTTGGTTTAATAGAGTATGTAACATCTCTCTCTGTGCTTTTAGCACCACCAGCAAGATATCGAACAGATACACCTTTGATAATATCTGTAGTAGCGGAGGAAACTGGGCCAAATAGATATGTTTTTGCAGTAAATCTCATTGTATAATATAAAACTCTTCTTGATGTAAAATCTCCCTCATATTCATCTTGAAAAGATACGTTCTCCAACACAACTGGTATATCTCGCTTTTCGTTTATTTCTGAAACTAAATTGACTGTTAAATTGTATGATGGTTGAAAGAATGGTAAGATTTGTTCGACAATTTGTAGAGCATCATCATTTAACTTACACATAATATTTAATTCAAATTGCATATTATAAGGCACAGGCATGAACACCTTTTTAGTTGTAGTTTCAGTGTCTGGATCTTTAACTGTTATCTGTTGTGTTGTTGTTACCTTTCTTGTTGGATCATATGTCAAACCAGTAAACTCAAATGACATTCTAGGTAATGTCATTGCGACTGATTTATTTAAATTTGGTGACTGCTCTAATCTTGCTAAAAACTTTCCAATAGGCCCATATGCAAGTGGGACTTTGCTTTCTGATTTATTTCCATCCGAATCCGTGTGCTTAATTGAGATATCATTAAACAACGTACCAAAAGAGATAATCGTCTTTCTAAATATTTCGTTGTAAAAATACTCAAACATTTTTGTTCCTATACCAAGTTATTTATGGTTGCCCAAAGGGATTACCTTCTGAGAAGTCTAATATCGCGTCTGCTTCGGTTTCAAATCCATCATTATCTCCAAATCCGTCATCAAAATTAGTGAGATCAATTAGTCTTATAGTATGAACTGCCCCTGATGATCCTCCTGTAATTTCCTCTTTTCTCAAGAATACTCCCTCTACATTTGATATCTTAAGTTCACTTGTAACACTGTTCCAGTCTCTGACTCTTGCAGTTGCACCGCTTGTTCCACCAGTTATGATTTCATTAAACTGGAAGTTGCCAGCTGCATCACTAGCTGCAGGAGGAGCGATTGCAATTGTTGGAGGTGTTGTGTAACCAGCACCAGCGTTGGTGATATGAATCGCACTGATTGTTCCAGCAGTGGAAACGATTGCAGTTGCAGCAGCAGAAACAGTTGATAATCCTGTAAATGTAATAGTTGGGGTAGTTGTATATCCAGAACCACCACCCGTTATCGTTACGATACCAATTGTTCCATTTGCCACATTTGCGGTGGCTGCAGCACCCACACCATTTCCACCAAATATTTGTATGTCAGGGCCTGTAGTATATCCTGATCCGGGGTTAACTAAGTTGATACTTTGAACTACGCTTGCTTTTTGATTTAATGGATCAGCAGCACCTGTGCAAACAACAATACCACCACGTAAATTTGCTGTAGCGATACCAGTCACACCACCCGTTGGTGCAGATGATATTGCAACTCTAGGAGCAAATGTATATTTTCTACCACGATTTGTTATATCGATAAATTGAATTCCACCATTTACAACTGTGGTAACAGCGGATGCGCTTGACGCAGTTCCAACTAATGTAAGAACTTGTGTTCCACCAATAATAAAATCTTCACCATCTACACCCTCTGTTGCTGCAAGTGTATCATCAATCTCATCAACTCCAGTATCAATGACCTCATCCTCATACTGGAAGAGTTCACAACGAAGTGTGTAAACGTAATTTTTCTTTAGTTGATAGAATGGTTGCTCATGCTCAACATATTTAATTTCAAATAAACGATCGCCTAAAGGAAAATAAATTAAATCACCTTCTTTTGGTCTAGTTGATAATCTTACATCTGCCTCATTTTTCATGAGGGGTGAGATGTATGTTTCAAATCTATCTCTTGATATTGTAAGTGTTAGTTCGTTTGTTGCCTGAATACCAAACTTTGATAAAAGTGTTGGATTCTCTCCGTATCCGTCAAAAGATTCAACGTAAGCCTCAATTGGATACGCATCATCAAACTTTGATTCGATAACTTCTTTGATTATCGTATTACTATTTGCATATTTTCTTGGCATATAATGAACATTCACTCCATAGATTTGAAGTTGTTCATTTATGAGAGACTGAACTAAGTTCTGTTCGCTAGTTGATCCTTGTTGAAAAAACGGGTTGAGAACCATATCACTATCCTATAAAATCGAGAGGTGGTAACTCATAAGTATTTGACATCTGCTCTCTTATTACATCTAGCTCTCTCTGTCCATCTTCATATATTTGTCTACCATTTAACTCTACACCACCGGGTAATTTTACACCTTGAAACTTAATTAAATTTTGACCCCATTGTCTTTTCATTAAGGCAGTCAGATATCTTTTCAAAAAGTAATCATTATATACACCAGTATGATCATTCGGATCTATGATTCTAAAACAATCAATCACCAGAAAATCATCAACCTTCATTGATGCAAAATCCATATCCATATACAAACGATCTTGTCTTTGATTAAATCTAATTTGTTTTTCTGTTGTAAGTGCAAAGTTAATATCTTCCAAATACCTTTTAGTCATGGCATAATTTAAGATGCCAGCATATCCAAGATTGAATGCGATATCATTTAAAAATAATTGATATTTTACACTAAACATATTATTTGTAACTGTGTTAGATCCATCAAAATGAAATAATTTATTAACACCGATTACAGAGTCAGGCATCTGGAGGTAATTACTATCCTCTTCAAATGAAAACGTGGTTGATACTCCAACAATAGTTGCACTTGTTGTTGTGGTTACAATACCAACTTTATTAGATGCACCTCGCCCTCTTGACCTATCAATATCTACTTGTCTTACTTTATACTTTAAAAATGTTTGTATTACACCATTAAAATGTCTCTCTTGAAAGTATTGAATCGCATCGTCTAGTAAGTCCTCAGTTTGCTCATCGGCAATATTAATCTCAAGCAGTGGAGCACCCAGTTGCCTTTTACAGTAATCTATTAACGTTGATCTACTTGATGGTTGAGCCATTTATACTATACCTCTGTCAATATTTAGGGTGCAGAAGATACACCACCACGTACAAGAATATTTCCGTCTACAATTCGATACACTGTTGCACCAGATCCAACTAAAATATCATACACATACCGACCTTCCTTTACATTTCTTGTGTCTGTTGATCCTAAAGATATTGTCAATCCATACCCACTTGATGCGGTTGTATCAATACCAACTGTAAAGGTAGCTACAGGAAAAGCAGTTGATCCAATCGCCGTGCTTTTCGTCATTTGTGATGATCCTGTCCAACCAGTGGTCGTACCAACACCAACTGAATTTGTAGTGGAAAAATTGAATCCAGTGTTTGCTGTATCAACAATATTAAATTTAGCACTAAAATCAGCACCAACGTTCATAATTAAGTCACATGGATATGCGACTCCTGCTTCTGGATCGAATGTAATTTTTTTAGTTGCCATTTACCAGACTCCTCAACATGTCTTTGATTTCAGTAATTTCATTTCTAAGTGTAGATATATCCCTTTCAAGATTGTCCACTTTGTTTGTCTCACCTTGTTTTATTTTACGAAGAGACATGTATCTCTCGTACTCAGATTTGTTAGTATTGATAATACAGTTGGATTCTGTATTTCTGAGAAAATGTTCATTATCTTTAACTTTGATGTAAGACATTATGCAAGAGCGATTACTTTAAGATTTGAAACTCTAGGTACGTAAACCTGATTTGTTGATGTTAACACGAACTTAACTCTAAATGCTCTAAATGATGGTAGATCACTTATACTAAATGTTAACTCTTTGAATTGTAGTTGATCACTTACAAAACCAGAAGCCTCTGACGGTGGAGTAAGTGCATCAGTTTTTCCGTCGCTTTCATCGATAGAGATAACTTGTGCTCTTTCATTTAGATTATTAAATCCGGGGAAAGGTACAAATATTGGGTCAAATCCGGGATTTTCACTTATGGCAAAGAACGCTCTTATATCAGTATATTCATTTATGTGAGCGTCAAGAACAACTTTTAGTGATGTACCAGATGTTTGTAACACATTTTCTTTTGAGACATACTGGAATGCTGAAGGGTCAGTATCTAATCCATCAACACGATTATCATTTTTAAAGTTTGAAATAAGTTTATCAACTCTATTTGAAACTAGCAAAGCACTTATTCTTTCCATGTCAACCGTAGGTGATATTCTTGAATCATTAGAGTTCAAATTAAGTGTCATGTTAAATGACCTATCACCCGGTAGAACTGTTATTGAGTCATTATTAGTTTCATTCACCCTTGAAGCTATAATTCTAGGTGTGTTCATGTAGTTGGATTGGTTAATAGCTACTGATTCTGTGCCTTGAACAACGAACGGAGTATCAGATCCCTGTCCAGATCCTGTATTCACACTTGTTCCACTTACAGTCTTGATCTCTGCACTTAAATTTGTTCCTTGAACAGTGGTATTTTGTATCAAAGGTTTTATTAAATCAAATGCCATATTTTGTGAAGCATGGATTCTGTTACCTCCACCTGATTTTGTTTCTTTTACTTTGAGTTGAGGGAAACTTTCAGATGATGTTCGCCCTATACCATTAGCACCCATATCTAATTTAATTTTATATGAATCTAATGTAATGGGATTTGTATCAGTAACATTCGCGAGATTATGAGTTGTATTAATTCTTCGTAAAGATACTCCTCCTAGTTCGTATTTGGTTACAATATCTCCGGCAACATAATTTTGACCTTGTGTTGAGTCTTGTTGTCTAGTGATACCGGTAAGATTATTTCCAGAGAATCCAGTATATTTAATTATTTCATTTTTAATTTTAATATAGCCAGGATTAGATGCTGCAACACCTACATTTTCAAAAGTTGAAAACTCACTTGTGCTACCAATTGATATGTTAGCAGTTGAATCATTGGCATACGGAGAAGTTAGTTTTGTCTCAGCAACATCACTTTCAGCACCAGAAATTATTACTCTATTAATTTGATGATGCATTCCATGATTTTTATGATTTACCTCTATGTGCAGACCATCACTTATCGTTGTAATACCACTTGTAGTTGGGAATGCACCATAAGTTCCACCTGCACCTGTCACCGCACTTGTAATACCAATAATATCTCCAATGGCATTTAATCCACCAGAGAAGAATAAAGTCTTTCCAGTACCAACCGCAAATTTACCTTGAACATTATCAACAATCAATTCACTTGTACTACCAATAGATGCGACAGTTAATCTTGCGTTCACACCTAAACTTGTAGTTATTCCTAAAACATCACCTGTAGTATATCCTTCTCCACCAGAAGTGATTGTGGCAGAAACCACTGATCCTTCTTTATAAAGAACTGTCGCTTTAGCATCTCTACCACTTCCAGTGATTGTTGTTAATGCAACCCCGGCAACTGTAGTTCCAGTTCCATCTGATGTTCCACCAGCTGGGGTATATCCTAAACCAACTCTTGATACTGTTAATGATCCAGTTGCAATACCTGCAGTTGCAACTAAATTACCTGATGCTCCTGACACATCCTGAGATTGAGAAATAACGTTACCAATAGTTGGATGAACATCGTTTGCTTTTCCACTAAATGCAGAACTAATACCAATTCTTATTTTATTTGTTTGTAAATTTAAAGAATTTGGTTGTAATTTTGGAATTTGTGCATTACCCTCAGATAAAATTGGATTATAAATTTCAACTGATCCAGATGGTGAGAACTCAGCACGATTAATAATAAATTTAAGATCCTCCCATTGACTTGGTTCCCACGTTGAAGCATTTTGAGATTTAAATAGAGAACCTAATGTTGGTTGATTTGATACAAACTCATCAGTTATTAAATCATTTTCACCTATTCTTGATATGAAAACTCTGTAATCTGCAGATGCTGATAGCATGCAGATGGCATATTCTGTTCCGGGTGATAAGTAAACCGGTGCTTTAAAATTGAATTTTGTCGCAATAGAACCATTTGATGAAGTGGTTATTTGATCAGGATCAAGTGTAAGTTGTGAAAATGGAAGAACTTCTTGACTAGGAACACCGAGTTTGACTGTTCTTAAATCAAGTTGAACTGGAATATTACCTTGGTCAACTGTTGCAAAGTAAACTTCTACACTTGTAGCAAATATACCAGTTGAATCCCCAACATAAAATGATTGAGCTAAAGGATCAACTTGTTGCTCTTGGAATTGCTGACCCGTAACGTTTGATGCAATAAGAATACTACCTGTTACCTCTCTTTCTGATCTACTTTCATTTACACTTTGATTTTGTATTCTTGCATTTCTAAGTGAAATTATATTCTCTTGAACAGTCTCTAGTGTACCTGTAGAATCAAAAACTTCTGATGCGATTGTTGATGCTTGACTTCTATTGTTTTGCTCATTATCAATTAGTGTGAAAGTTCTTCTTCCAGATTGAAATGTTGGATTTGTAGCTATGTTTGGATTTGGAATAAAGAAACTACCTAAACAAGTAGCAGCATAATCTGATATTAATCTTAAGTCTGTCACTTGAGCTTCAGCACCTGATGTTCCACCTTTTAATATCATACCGGTTTCAATTCTACCAAAGAAATCACCTTGAGGTTGTTCGGCAAGTGATTCGCAATCAACATTTATTGTTGTTGATGTGGATGAATATGTTGGTGGTATTAGAACCCCGCCAGATAATTGAACAACACCCGGACTTCCTGAATAAGTTTCAATTGCTGTAAGAGCAGTTTGAGTTGTGTAGGGATTTTTTGCATATATCCTTGTAGGATTATCAAATGGGCCTTCTCTATGATTTGAAACAGCAACTCTAAATTTAATTGTTGCAGGATCTGCTGTGTTTTCAGAGAATATCTCTCCTGTTACAGTTTCACCAACTTGGAAAACACCAGATATCATTGATATTTCAATTAATTTAGGAACACAATACTTCGTCATGTTCACACCATCAAAAAATGCATAAAGTCTTGATTGGGGTTTAAATCCTCTTCCGTCAAATGAGACGTTCCTTGAACGTATTATTGGAATCACTTCACTACTTACAAGAACATCACCAATTGACTCTTGATCAAATTGTTCAGTGATCAATTGTCTAGTTCCAGTTCTAGTTGATGTTCCTGTTCTAAAACTCTCTAAGAAAGTATCTTGAATCTGTTGTGTTACTTGTCCACCAGTAAATTGATTAATCCCAGTTTGCTCTCTGTTGCTGTTAGTAAATTCTTGTCCTGAACCAGTCCAAACAGTATCCCAACCCTCCCAAATCGTGCTTGTTAATCCTGTTTGTGGATCAAAACCACCAAATGATCTCTCGGCCTCAGCAACAGTTGAAGCAAAATTACCTTCTCTCTCAATAACTCTTGCATCTAATCTTACTGTATCAACCCAAGTATCTGATGCAGGTCTTATTTCTAGAGATGCTTCCCAAAAATTAAGAATGAAAGGTGTAACACTCTCAGTTCTTGTTCCAAAAGATTGTGCTAAAAATGGAGTTTCTTCATAGTCAAGTGTTAAGACATTTCCTGTTTTTCTAATATTTGTTCCCTCTGGATCAGCACCATTAAAAATATTATTTTGACCTTCAACTGGCCCCACTTGTAAATCAATTAAATTACAATAATGTGATGCTCTTAATTCTTTTCTTTTTATATCAATACTATTTTTTAATGCTACTCCAGTTTCTTGAGGTAAAACAGTTGTAAAATTATCTACAAAAAATCCAGACTTAAATTTATTTAATCCATTTTCATCAGACACAAATAAATTAGCTGTATCAGTTTCTAACAGCGATAGAGTTGTATAGTATTCTAAATTTTGAATTCTCTGCTCAAGGACACGAATATCTTTCATTCGATATCTTTTATGCTTTAAGAATGATATCTGAGCATCACTAACATTATAGAGGTATGCAGGTAAAACTACCTCTGCTATTTCTAAAGCATCATCTACTGCAATTGGTTTATCTGGATTTTCACTGGGTGCACCTTCTGCTATAGAAAAATTACCATTTTTTGTTAAAAATATTCTATCAATTCTACCAAGATAGAAAGAAAAATCAAGAATTATTGATTCGTCTGATGCTAAAACATTTGCTGCGGAGTTACCAGATGCATCAAAAGATCTTCCAAAAAATTCAAGTGGAGATCTTTCACTTTCAGTAACATCGTAGTTTGAAACTCTAGGTCTTATATCAATAATATCGGTATTTCTAATACCATTAATAGTTTGTATGTCACCATTATAGTTAAAATCGTTATAAGAATTTTTTACAGTAACATCACCATCATCAGATGTTTCAAAATATGCACTTTCAAAATATACTTTTATTTTTTTTGTAGGAGATCTTCTTCCGTTTAGTCTTTTGATAAATCCAAAATCATAGATAGTTGATTTTTGTCCAGTGTTAAAACTATAATTTCCTGTTATATTTTTACTTACATTATCTAATGTATTTACCACAGCTTGTACCACTGACTCTTCAAAGTTTACAACTTCTCCCTCTCTAAAACCTATGTCATTTAAAATGACAAATGATATTTGAGAGTCTGATAAAATTTCTGCCACAACTGCAACTGCACCTGATTGTAAACCTTTTATTTTTTCACCAATAATTAAATCTGTAGTTTTACCAGCAGGACTATCGATTGATGATAGAATCATTTTTGGAGCAGAGGGATCCGCTGTTGAAAAAGACTCAAATATACCTAACACTCTTAAAACATCTGGAGTATTAAGAGATATTTTTTCATCTTGTACGCGGGTTCCGAAAGGATATCCACCAGCAGTTAATCCATCATTTAATGTTGCACCTCCAGTTCCAGATCCTGTCGAAGACGATTTATCTATTAGTTGAGAATTTATTCTCTGCTTTCTTTTGACCTTTGCTGTTACGCTTGTTTTTGCCAATGTTGCAACAAGTGTAGCATCTAAATTTCCACTTAAATCTGATCCAATATTACTTATTTGTAAAGTCCCATTACCATCGCTAAACTCAAACTTATCATCAGTCAATCTTTCCTGAACTCCATCTTTTCTTATCAGTGAGTATCTTTCCTCATCAAATGGTAAAAATGTTTCATTTGTTCCTGCTAATACAGCAGTAGTTAATTGGTCATCTGATGCATTTATTGTTACATCAAAAGTTTTTCTAATATTTAAAGTTGCTGATGATATATCGACATCTGATACATTTTTTCTTGGCATCTCTGTGAAGAGAGTATTATCATCAGATCTTGAAAAGGGAGTTGTAACAAGTGTTAGATCTGGTATTTCAAGAGATGTGCCGGCTGTCGATTTATATAATGCACCTTCAGTAACTCCAGTTACTGTTGCCACTCCTGTGACAACCACATTAGATGTATTTACCTCAGTTATTCTCACTAAAGATTTGTCATCATTACCTAAACCACCAAATTTAAGTAAATTACCCACCTTTAGTTTTCCGGGAAATAGTGGATTTCCACTTGTAACTGTACTGATTGAAACTGACCCACTTCCAGTTGCTGATGTCATATTTGCGGATCCAAAATTAAATAAATCTTGTTGAACCACATCTGCAACAAAACTTTTTGCAGATCCAACATTTCCTAGATTAGGGCCTGCATATAATGATTTTACGTCACTAATACCAAATGATGTGACTGCTAAAGCTATTCTACTATTTTCTTCTCCATTTATAATTAATGGTTCATTCGGAACTAAATCACCAGATCTATCATAAATTGATAAGGATGTTGTATTACTTGCGTTTGATCTTAAGAATCCAGTCGCTCCACTAAATTTTCCTTTTATAAAAGCAGGTGTACTTAATGTTATTGCTTGATTTAATGTAACATTAGTAAATGTTTGAATATCAAAAAGTGATATGTCATACTCATTAATATTTGAATTAGTTGCATTATATGATCCAGACTCTAAGACAAAATCATATACTCTAGCGACACCTATCTCCGATCCCACAATTGATCCACCAGTTGGTAAACCATCAGATCTTTGATCTCTCAAACTCACTACAAATGTGTTACCTATTCCAACTTCTGGTGATCCTGTTTGTCTATTAAGTGTTAATGTTGCACCTGTTTTATAATTTACCCTTTGACTTTCTATTTTCTTTGTTGTTCTAGGTTTTTCAACGTCAAGGAAAGTTGATGATATGGTTTCTATTTCATATCCTTTTACAAATGCCTTTCCTGCGGATACTTGAAATAAAGCAAGATCATCATTAGCAACAACTCCAGATTCAGTTGCTTGACCTTGACCAAATACACCACCATTTCCTAGATTATCATTTAAAGACTCTCTTACTCTAATTGAAAAAGGTTTTACGGTATAATCACCAGATTCAGCGAATGTTCTTCTTGCTAGTTCATCATTTAATAAATTATAGTCAGATGTTGTTGGCCTTGTTCTTAGAATACCAGACCTTACTGATGCTAATTCAACAAAATCATCATCATTAGTATCATCTAAAGGTTTGAAAAATAATGAGCAACTTATCTTTAATCTATCAGCACCCGGTGCTGCAAAGTTATTGAATCCTTTTGAGTTGTCAGTTAATGATGAATCTTCATCAGAGTTAACAGTTTCTTCTAAAACTCTTAGTCCAATTCTTCCAGTCGGTGTGTTTCCATATTGATCTAAAAGAATTGTTTGAGATGCGACGCTGACAAAAGTTCCTCTTATAAAATAGACACCCTCCGAAATTGAATAAGAAGAAGCTATTGATGCTGCGTTTTGAGATATTGCACCTGCAAATGCCTCTCCTTTGGGTATAAATGTACTGTTTTCTGGGCCAGATATAATGTCAATATCTGCTGCTAATAATTCACCATTTGCAATAGAGGTGTTTTCATTTGTCGTGCTTGAAGTATCATATCTAATGTATAATGTTAAATTATTTCTTATGGAATCTGTCGAATCTAATATTTTTACAACAGTCGCTGATACACCAGTTCTTAAACCTACAATTTTACGATTTAGTAATTGGTCAACATATGATTTAACAGTAACACCAAGATACTCATTATTAATTTCTACACAAGCAAAATTACTATTATAAGTTGTATTTCCGGGTATGACTTTAGCACCCTCTTTAAACATATGGGTGCCAAATTTAGAAATTTGATCCTGTAATATGGACTGTAAACCAGTTAACTCTCTTGCTTGAACTGGAAAACCCGGTTTGAATAAAACTTTGTAATAATTATCATCTGCATTAAAATCGTCAAAATATGGCGATACATTTAGATTGGTTGTTTGTGCCATGGGTGATTAGAATTGCAATATAACTTTAATATCTTCTTTTTGATTAGAAGAACGGGTAATGGCTGGTCGATGATCAACGTATATTATATTACCAGAGTATTTTTTAACCTCTGGGTTTGACACACCTTTTGTAAATGTCTGACCAAGATAGTATGTTTTATTATTTATTGAGGTGGATAAACCACTAAATGATGTTTGAATTGCAAGAGTATCTGATCCATCATCAGGAACAATGCTAAAACTTCCACCGTCAGATATGTCAGCAGTAAATCTATCTGCGTTAAAACCATAAATCGGTGATGTAGTGCCAAGACCGACAGTTGTAAAACCTGCCTGATTACGATCTTGCCAATATTTTAAAACTCCAGTAACTTGATCATAACCAAGAACTCTACCAATAGCAGTAACTCCTGTTCCAGTTGTTTGTGTTATGATCGAATCTGGAGTAAAAGTTGCTGAACTATATCCTGTACCAGTCAGTCTTAAAGCATAAGCAGCACTTGCTTTATCTAAAGTAAGCAAAGATGACGATCCAAAAGCTTGAGGGTTTTCGATTATACCAATTCTAGATATTTGATTACCCGTGATAAAGTCTGGATTTTCTGAATCATTTTCAATACGTGAATAAACCAAAGCATTTGATGCTCCCAACTCTTTGTAAATATCCTTACCATGTCCACCTTGTGGTGGGATGATCACATCAAGTTGAGGATATGAGTCTGGTCTTGGTAAACCACCGGCAACTATATCAACAGTTCCAAATGTATATCCAGATCCTTGATTAGTAACTATGACAGATCCTATTTGTTGATCAGCATTTACAGTTACAGTGCATTCAGCACCACTGCCATCTCCTTTGATTGGAACTCTTGTATAAGTTCTATTTGCAGTTCCTAAACCTACACCTCTGTTTTGCACGATAACAACTTTTACACCACCATCAACTGCGTTATCTCTTACAGAAGAATTATCAGTGCCAGTAGACCAGTCTGAAGGCACTGGCATGAATTCTGTTGAATCAAACTTTACAAGTTCTGATGGTTTTATTGTATAAAGGTATTTCCAAATGTAACCATCTCCACTCGAACCCGCTGCTTTTGGTTCTAAATCTGTAAATGTTGGTTCATCAAGAGATGGTTTACCATTTGGATTTTCTGGATTTGTGCCATTCTCTAAACAAATATAAACTCTAAAGTCACTATTCACCACGTAATAAGTTGCATTGTATAATGTGGTTCCTTGTCCATTCTTTGGAGGATTGTTAATACTATAATCTGGCCTATAATAATCATATGTTGTTCCAGAATTCCAACTATTTTTTCGCACTACTTGCTTTACATCACTCGCATTGACCTTTTTTAAGGCAATCATAGTATCATAATAATCGTTTTGATTATCAAAACTATCAATTGGTGCAGGGGGATTATTATTCCATGTTGCTTGAATTATTGTCGGATCTGTCAAACCGACAAAAGTATAATAAGAATTAGACGATGAAGATACTCCAGCTACAAAATTCTTCGCATTTAATATTCTTATCTGGTCAGTTATTATGGCAGACATTTATTTGAATTTTTTAGTTATTTATGTGGTATAACTTCCTACTTTTAAGGAAGCCTTCCTTGTTAATATAACACCAGTCTCGATTCCAGTGATACCATTTGAAGTATTTACTGTATAAGCACGAGAAACATTACGATCAGACATGATAATTTTACCAAAACTGTAATCACCATAATAAGTGCTATTGGCAAGTCCAACTAGCCCAGCGGTATTTGCAACACTCACAATAACTCTTGTCAAAGCAGTTTGTCCAAATCCAACTGCATCAGTTGTTACTCCCGATACAGCAGCTACACGATACACATTATCTATGAAGGTTGTTCCGATACCAACGATACTGTCATCACTATAATCCATTGATGATCTTGCAGAACCAACGTTTGAATTTTTAATTACAAAATAATCACCAACTGCTATCGCAGACTCTGTGATTGCATTTGTTGCACCTTGTGTAATATCTGAATTTCTTAAATCAGAGTCATATGGAATGACTAAATCTAGTTGAATCGTGGGATGAGTGATACCACCAATAGTTGTGATAGCGATACCACTAATCACACCACTATCACCCGTAAATGATACAACAGTATTACTTTCAGTAAGTGTAGGTTGAGCACCTATTAACACAACAGGAGGGTTTGTTCCTGTATATCCGATTCCAGATTGAACACCTACTGTTATTGCAGACACAGAACCATTTGCAATGGTTGCAGTCGCTTCAGCACGAGCAGTTGTTCCAAGTCCTACAGGATTTTGAATTGTAACAGTTGGAGCACTTGTATATCCTTTACCTCCATCAGAAATTACAACACTTGTGATAGTTCCTGCAGCAGAAACAACAGCTGTTGCAGCAGCAGCGACTCTTTCAGCATTATTAAATATAACAATATCTTTTTGGAAATCAGTTGCAACAAGGTTCTCATTTTTTGGATTGAAGAATGGTCTTAAATTACTTAAGTATGCAATTGTCGTGCCAACACCAACAGATTGTATAAAGTTTGTCGTTGGGAAAATTCTACCATCATATAATTCACGACTCTTACTTACAATCTTACCCTCAATAAAGAGATCTTCAGTTTGTTTTGTCCACTTGACAGGTCTCTTCTCTCTAGTATCCTCAAACACACCGGGGCCATCATATGCATTTGTATCAACTGAATTGGATGATGTTATTTCAACAACACTTCTTTCATTTTCTTGTAACCAATCTTTTTGACCCAATTTATTATGATACCCAAGTGTGAGTGTATCACCAACTTTGACTGTGGCGATTACATCTCTATCAACCACATCAGCACCACCTGTCCCTCTATAGAATAATATTTTTAATCTATCACCGGATTTAGGTGGTTCATCAAATGTAATTGTTGCACCACCGGGGAATGAATATGATTCGCCGGGTATTTGGAGAATATCATTTATGAATACAAACAATGTATCTTCAACTTTTACCAAAGATCCGGGTCTAGATTGTATTGATAATGAATCACCACCAACTGATATTGGGAAGGTTCTTCTTGATCCGGTGAATAGATTTGAGAAATCATCTAATATCTGTAGTTGTCCGACTGCCCAACCAGTAAATTGATCACTATCAACTTCATTAATTGTAAATTCTATTTCTTCAAAATTTGGATTCGCAGTTGTAGGTATGCCAACAGATGAGAAATAAGTATCAATACCAGCTAAAGGTAAAGTTAATATTTGATTTACACCATAACCATATCCTAGATTTGTTATCTTAAAGTCAATAACAGTGGATCCTTGACTTACTACGACATCTGCCCTTGTCTCTGTTCCTCCAATTCCCGGTGAACTTGCACTATAAACAAGAGGAATATCAGTATATGATAATGGTTCATCAATTACAACTTTCATTAACTGATTTACTTTACCGCACCTTGCATAATTATGAGGTCTTGTTGATACACCAGTATTAACCTCAAACTGAGTGCTATTCAAAACTTTCAATACAGTTGATCCATCAAATCCGACATCTTGTCCACTCGCAGAATTGTTATTACCTCTTGGTGCTATTAAAACAGGTTGAACTGTTCCACCGCTTATAAAGTTACTGAGTGTTACTCCGGTTCCTATATTGATACTAAACTGAGTAGCACTAGCAACACCTGCCACAGAAACGCCACAAAAAGCATCATCTCCTGATCTTGGGAAAGTGTGAGTTGGGGTGCTGCCATCAGATGATGATGACATTCCAAGATCATTTAACAATACATCACTACTCTTTCCTGTTACTGATAAACCATGAGCAGCACTTGTCGTTACAGTCATGATTCCAGAGGCACTATGATATATCGCACTTTGCACACCAACAGCAGGTGCATAATCGCAAGTAAATGCAATACCTGATAATACAATCTCGTTACCAACTGACAATCCATGTGCTGTTGATGTTGTAACAGTGGTAAGACCTGTGATCGATGTGTATCCTACATTTGATATATCTCTAGGAACATAGAATACTCTATCAGTTGTTATTGCAACGCTAGTAACATGTCCATCAGATACTGCTGCTGTTCCAATAGAGAAAACACCAGCACCATCAAATCTTTCAGTTTGAATAGCAACATTTACAACTGTTTGTATTCCAGCCCTATAACCAGATCCTGTATTCCCTATTGAAACAGATGAAATGGTTCCGGCAGTTGAAACAATAACAGTTCCTCCAGCAGAAACTAACGGTTGATATCCAAACCCTCTTGTTGATCCCACTGAAACAATTAAACCACCAACAGGTATAGAAGCAGCGTTGGCATCTCTTGTTGCTGTTACGATTCCTGATCCAGTCCATGATAATGTGGTGCCAGAGTCTTCTGCGAGTGTAAAGTCTCCATTTGATCCGGGAGTTTGTAGAACACCGTTTATAAGAACTAAAGCGTTATTAGTGGCAACTCCTGAGATTGAAGTGCCATTATTATGTGTCAAACTAAATTCTTTTGTTAATCCATTGAATCCTTGAGTTAAATCATCAAATAGGTAATTATCAGTATATGTCTCCTCAGTTCCTCCAATAACACCACTTCTAGTAAATACTCTACCTTGGAAACTTGATGAAGTTGTTATACCCTCAAAGTCTCTTGCATCCGGAGGATTAGTTGTTGATCCGATTGGATTTTTTCCGGGAGGTGCTTCAATAAAGTTAATTTCATTCTCAACAATATTATAATTACCTCTTATTTTTTCTACTAAATCACCGGTGCTAAATCCTGCTATTGTTGTTCCCAACCAACCTCTTCTTACTTTTATAGCATTGGTTGATCCCACACCAACAGATATAATTTTCATTATCTCCTGTGTATCTCCAGCTCCAACTCTAACATAATCTGCACCAAAGAATGATGTGATACCGCTAAAGAACACAACATCATCACCTATATTTGTTTTTTCTGAAATAGTAGTGGTGACTGAAGTTCCAGCAATCGGTGATTGTATCGCATTATCAATCGCAACTAAGACTTTTTGATTCGCATCAATTGCAGTAAAGGTATGACTTGTTCCAATACCAACAGTTGATAAACCTATTGGGAGTGCAATTTGTTTTAATGCATTTTCAGCTGTTAGAGCAACTTGAACTTTATCCTCACCTTTCTTTATAATAAAGACTGATGATGGCATGCTAAACGGTGCAGTGCTTATACCGATTGATGTTCCAGCACCTGCTGAATAATTTACTTTCTGACCTGTGGTGAAGAAATGATTAGGAAGGGTAATTATATTATTAGTAAGGTCAACAACATCAGTGCTAGATCCATCATAAGGTTTTTTGAATATTGGATTTCCGTTATTTTCTAATGCAAATTGTCTCTTGATTGATGTTTGAGTTCCTTCATAAATTGCAAATCCACTCTCCAATGAAGCATTTTGTAAATCTTTAACTGCCTCTCCACCCACTTCTCTTGTTGCTTCAGTTGGTAGTAATGATGTATTTTCTTCAGGTCTCAAAGCATTCATAAATGTTGTGATTGAAACACCGATACCAGCATTTGGAACAAAAGTTAATTCAGTAATTTCATCATCTGCACCAGTTCTCCTTGCGCTTATTGTTCCCAATTCAGTAAAGGCTGTGCCTACTTTGACATTACCAAACTCAGTTAACATTATGTTTTCAGGATCAGTTCCATCGTAATCATCTATCATTACAACTTCTGCTAACTCATAACTACCATTCAACTTATCTGCGATTTGAACTATACAATAAGCAGCATCATATTCATCTCCATAACTTGCAATACCGACTGGTATAGGAGTCGAACTTGATGAAATACCTGTTGATTGAGCAGACATTTCTGCGTAAGAAAATTCATAAGATCCGATTCCAATATATCCCTCAGTTGCAATACCAATTGCCATGGCATTTATAAATGCTGTTGACATTCCAGCTTCAGGAGTGTATGAAAGAACTAAATCATTTCCATCCATGAATGGGAAATAAGTTCCAAGATTACCTGTTGATGAATATGCATCAACGGAATGAATTGTTAACTGACCATACTCTTGGAAACCAACGTTAGTGCCATCATGAATCAAACTCACTTGATCATATTCAACACTACCATTTAATGTTCCTCCCCCAGCTTCAACACTTACTAAGACTTTTGCTGATCTATGTCCTGATATATTTGTACCAATACCACCCAATGTAAAGACGGTTCCTGCTGCTCCTCCAGCGATTGTGACTGCTGTTGTGGCAATACTTATCAATGATCCATTCAAACCTGTTGTAGGATTAGATGGTGCACCGGGAATAGTTGTGCTACCACATGATACAGTATCAGTTGATATTCCTAATCGTTGAGCATCAATTTGATATGACCATAATACAACATTGTAGTTGTTAAGTGTAAATTTGTTTGGATAGTATCTAAGAACAGACTCATTACCATCGATCGCATAGTCGAAAGATCCTAAATCAAGAACTGTATCAATGTCACCATACTGGTTCAACATTGTTTGCCCTTTCCCAGTATCATGAAGTGTATTGACAATGGTTATTTGTCTTTCACCGGTAAATAATCTATCAGATACAAGAGCGAAGAACATTTGAGTTCTACCATCCGATAAAGCATTACGATATACATCAGCATATGGAGTTGATCTAGCATTGTTATTAAATATATTACTAAAGTCATCAATTTGAACGACACGGTTTGACACTGATTCAGAGTAGTCTGTTATCAACCTTGTTTGGAAGTTTATCTCATCTGAGAATGGTTTCTCAACTGCGATGAGATAATTTTCTGTTGCTAAATCAAAATCATAGATGGTGTTAAGACTCTCCACTCCTACTAAATCAACAAGTGTTGTTACTGTGCTTTTTGTAGGATCGATATTAGATAATTTTCCTGATGTTGATGATAATTTATCTGACTCAACTTGTAGATCACTAAATTTTTTAAATCCAGAGGTATGGTTTAAAGATCCAACAATATCTTTCCACTCGTCAAATTGAACCTTTGATTTTATTGAATATGAGAAGGCATGATAGTAATCATTATCATGAACTCTTTGTAGTTCATCATTTAAAAATCCAGTATTATACTCCCACCCATTTTCAACAATTGAAAAATTGTCTAAGTCGTATTTGCTTTCAAATTTGACAATTTCTTTTATTAAACCTTTAGCTCCAGTTGGTGATGCATAGACTTTACCACCAACTCTCTCACCTCTGAATCTCACTTGTTCAATTAATTGTCCAACCTCAAATTCTCTATTGCTTTCAACTGTTAAGTATTTGTTTGAATTATTCCAATCAAAAACTAAACCACTAACTTGAGTTCCTGCTGAGTTGAAACTCTCAACCTCATCTCCCTTTCTAAATCTATTAGGTTGTAACTCAACATCAAACTGTGGGAACCATTTATCAGGTATAAGTGTAGCGACTGAATTTACTGAATCAAAAATGCCGGGAAAATCAACATTTTTAGATAAGTAATTTGACATGCTATATTTGACAGTCCCGATACCACCATAATTTGGAGTTACTTGAGTAATTTCAAATCGAGCATAATCATAGTTAGCTGAATTAAATCCTGATGCTGTTGATCCAACACCAACACTCGCATTCTCGACTAAAACTTTATCACCGACTGTAAATGGGAAAGGATCAATGTAAGTTCCTGAGAAACCCACCACTCCACTAAAAGCATTTTTTATTGTTGCTGTAACTGACTGCTCATCATTATCATAAACCAAATTAGAAATTCTTATACCATTAGAGTTACCTGTTGGAATAATTGTTGGAGGAGCATCGTTCATAGACTCACTATTTTCCAATATTTCAACAAACAATTCATCTGGTCTAAATCTTAAATCTATATCAGTGATTTGTTTTTTTGTTACGCCATCTATAACAACTAAGTTTGGATCTTGTATATAACCTACTCCTAAAGAGGTGATACCAATGGATCTAAATCCAGTAAGCGGTGTTATTCTTAAAACTTGAGGGAATATAACCTCTGGAGATAATGTATTATCACTTGGATAATCAAATCCTATATTTTCTAATGAAGTTCGACTGACCTTACCTATCGTTGTGCTAAATGTTTCAATAACCGCACCTATGCCAACGTCAGATGTGATTGTGGTTATACCGGGAACACTATCATATCCACCACCACCATCTATTATTCTAACACGTTCAATACCACCATAGGCAGTTGTTGAAATAGTTGTATATTTTAAAGAGGAATCAGATGAACTATAGGATGAAGCTTCAGGAAATGAATCAATATTATATGTAAATGTCGTTGAACCTGTGGATGTTATTCTAAAGGTTCCATTGTATTTACTACTCTGTAATATTATTTGATTGTTTAAATCTATAGTATCGTCAACTATAATTTGTTTATTAACTTCTTTATTTTCTAATTTATTAACTGGGTTTAATTTATAGTATAATAAATTTGGTGAATTTTCATTAATTTTCAAAGTTAATTTAGCATCGGCAGTTACACCCACTGTGCCAGTTGTAGATACTTCAAAAGTTTTATCATTGCCATTAGTGACATATGGATTGTTAAATTTACTATCCTTATACAATTCGAGGAAGAAGGCTGGTAAACTATTTGCATTTTGAACGTATGATAAAGATGAATCTGATAGGTCAAAATTTACTGTCGAATTTTTATAGAATTTTAAAGGTGGATTGATAGGAGAAAGAGTTCCTGTGGTGGATATTCCTAGTTTAACGAAATTAGGCTTTATTTTACTTACTTCATATTCATCTTCAACTAATGATACTCTATCATTATCAATAACATAAACATAATATTCTTTATCATTTACAAGAGAACTAACTTCATCATCAAAAGTATGAATTACTTTTTGTCCAGTTATAAGGCCATGTTTTGCAATTTCTATCGTATTAGGTATTCCTGTTAATGATGTTGCTGATGTGACTCCTGACACTGTGAATGGAAGAGGATTGAAAACTGCTTTTCTGTTAGATGCATTGTATTTTACAGTTACAGTTGTAGTTAAACCGGGATTTACATCAATGAAGACTGTATCGTTGTTTAACAATCCATGAGTGCCAGATCCAACAACAGAAACTGTGTTGCGTTGTATTTGACCAGTTACAGCATCTCTGAAATTTGTTTTCAAACTGTGAATGTTACCCGTGCCTGTTGTCAAGAAATATACTAGATCTATCTTTGCATTTGTTCCAACACCTACTCCACCAACAACTTTACTTTGTAATGTTGATCCAATACCAACAAAAGTTCCAGTGGATCCAATACCTATTTTAACTGTAGATAATCCAATAAAGTTATCATCTAACTTTGCAACAAATAAAGGTGAGTCTTCAAAAAGTGTTACATCTGCTTGAGCAACATTACTATCAAACTTAACTTTAAAAGGTGTTCCGTCTGTCTGATATGTAACTTCATCCCCAGTTTCTAAACCATGATTCAGTAAATAAATCGCTTGACTTGGAATAAAAACAGAACTTGGGCCAGCACCCGGATTAGAGATTGTTCTGAATGTTCCAACACCAACTCCTGCTGTGGTTCCAAGACCAACTGCCTCCTCTGGATTGAAATAATATTCTTTGTTTCTTCTTACTAATAATGATGATGTAAATCCAGTATTGATTGTGAATGTTCTAGGAATTTCCTCTAAGATGGTTGTAGCTGTATGAGAAATACCTATATTAGTTGCTATACCACTTTGTGATCTTAATACTCTTATTCTTGAAGAAAATTTATCAACATTCAATACTTTAACTATTTCAGTTCCTATTCCAACTTTAAATCTGTCATTTTCCCGAATTTTAGTTACATCACCAGAAATAGACATAAATGCAACTACTCCTGTTGCTGCTGCTGTTCCTATTCCTTGTGATAAAACATACTTATCAGATCTTATTCCAATCGCATATGAACCTTGTAGAGAGGTTGTTGTTGTAGATAAGGATCCAACATTTACAACTGTGGTGTTAAGTAAATTTAAACTTGTGGTGGCAATACCAACGAAAGTATTTTGTGAATCTGGATAAAATTCTATATTTGAAACAGTCTCTTGAGATGCACTAATTTCTGATATGTCAAATCCAGATAAAAGACTTACTTTTGCTGTAGCTCTAAATGATGAAGATACACTATCATCAAATACTAAGGTATCATTAATTTGATAACTTCTACCAGCAGATAAAATTCCAACTCTATCAACTTTACCTTTTTCGGCAAAATTTATTACAGAATCCTGTGATACAAAATTATTTGATTGTTTGATATAATCATATCCACTGTAATCTTTGTTAAATGCGTATGGATATGTATTTCTTGTACATCCAGAATTTTCAAGATCATAATAATCTTGACTTGATGACCTTAAGAAATTAAATTTATTTGGTTTTGAATTATACGCATCACCAATGATATATGGGAATTGTGGTTTTTTAAAGTTTTTAAATATTCCATCAGATGAAGATGTTTTATCAAAAGTTGCAAAGTAAGCATAAGTTCCATTTGGAAATTCTGGTGTTATACAAAATCTACCATTATTTTCATCTAAAACACTATCTTCTTGAGAATCTTTGAATGTAAAATCCTCAACAAAAAATTCTGGAGGAAAAATACTAGCTGGTGGTCTATTTGATTTTTTATTTGCCTCTTCTACGTAACCTGATGATAATTGAACAATGTCTCCACCATCTTTATTTTGAAAACCATAAGGCCCATATATGGGATGTCCATCATAAGCATAACCTAATATTGGTGAATGAGAATCACTATCTGTCTCTACTCCATTTACTAAACTCAAATCTTTCTTACCAAATAAAACATTTCCATCAGCATCTGATGCATATGATATTTTTCTTAAGTTACGAGGAGCGTATACATATGAGCATTGTAAACCATAATCTCTATTAACAGGTGTGGTAATAAAAACATCATCATCATTTAAATTTAATAAATTCTTTTTAAATTCATTTATTGTCCACTTCTGTAAAATAGGATCGACTTTAACACCCTTTCCTGCAGGATCAACTCTTACAAAAGTTGATGATACTCCATATCCAACTCCTCCACTTTGTATTTTTACAGAAATTATATTACCAGCAGAGTTCATTTGAGGAACTAATTTTGCATCAGATCCAACTCCAGAAACAACTAGATCAGGAGGTGAATTGTAATCGGTTCCACCATAACTTACACTAACATCAACTATCCTTCCATTTGAAACAACTGGTACGATTACTGCGTCTCTCCCAGAATTAAAATCAACATCAGGTTTTCGATTTAATCCAATAATTTCAGAAGCACCATAACCTACACCATTATTAGTTAAATTGATTGAAGTTATTTCCCCTCTAACAATAGGTTGCACAATCGCATCATATGTTTTTCCAGCTATAGATGATATACCAACTTTTCCTATAACTTGTACACTTATTGGTGGATAATTAAATTTATGAGTTCCTAATCCAACACTTCTAAGATTTTGATATTGTTTTGTATCATAGTAAAAACTTTTTACTGTTGTGCCAACACCGACTGCTGATAATCTAAAATTATCTTCATCAATTGTTGTGACATAGTAATCAAGTGTTGTTGATAATCCATCTATGGATGTTCCGTCCACAGAATATTGAATTACCTCTCCACTATTAAAAGTGTGATTAGGTATGTTGATTGTGTTAGATGCAGTATTAATCCCAATATTATTACACGTTCTCTCTTTATTTTCATAGTTAGATCCAGAATCTAGTAGTGCAATAGAACTGACAATCGCCTTACCATTTAAAGATTTAAATACCTGAACGCCATTTCCAAAATTTGTAACAGATATAGTGTTAAGTCCCACCACAGCATCATCATATTTGGAGTGTAACTTAATAGAATACTCACTTATAGTATTAACATAGTAGACAGATCCTGTCGCTAAACCAACTAATGGAATGCCCCCCAGAGGGTCGTATATGACTCTCTCACCGTTCCTAAACTTATGATAGGTACTAAATCCTATTAAAGACGTATTTACGCCAGCAGTGCTTGATGATACAGATCCAATATTAACAGTGCCAAGTCCAACACCATCTGCGTTAAATAAAACCTCATTTTCTACTCTGTTTAATTTTGCAGCTGCTCTTGCACCTGATCCATTTCCTCCTGATATTTTTACTGTTGGATATTCAATATAATCAAATCCAGAATCAACAACTCTTATTTCTTTAAACGATCCTTTTACTGAACATGTACCTGTTGCACCAGATCCAACATTATCTGTAATTGAAATTGCAGGTGGATTAATAACGTCATATTCTTCACCTCCCTTAACAACATCTATGTTGTTTAATTCGCCATAATAGACAGAGTTTTTAGATTTATAATTAAGTATTTCAGTTCCATTAATTAATATTCCAGTGTATCCACTTGTTGTTTTTTCTTTTACATCACTTGGTATTGGAGTTGATACTTCTCTAAAGAGTTTTTGACTTTCAATAAATTTTCCATGATACTCAAATTTTTCAATATCATTAGATGTGATTGTAACAGTATCAACACTATTGGGTGTTTTTACTTTAACAAAATTATTAGCACTTAAATCTGCTTGACTTTTAGCAAATTTTACAGTGTTAGAATCAACTCTTTTTACATAATATAAACCCTCGTCAAATATTTGACTAGCTATTGATTCTTGAACGATAAAAGTTCCATCGGGAAGAGTTGTTTCTATTTTTGTTTTCTCAGGTGTATAATAAACAGCATCACCTGAAAAATAATTATGATCAACTTGATCTGATATTTTTATCTCTTCATCATTTAAATTGTATGTTCCACTAAAAGTAAATTTTTGTAATTTAGGGTTTAATTTGGTGACACCGGCAAATGGAAGTGAAGATGATGCAACTAAAACTTTATTTGAGTTTGGATCGGGATCAATAAAGGCGTGTGGAGATGGTGTATGTTTTGCACCAACCATTCTTCTTCCTTTATGTTCATGAGATGGCCCATAGTAAGGAATTCCATTTACTAATCCAACATCTGGTTTTAAATAAACATTTTGAATGTTTGCAGTAAATGTATTTAAATTGGGATGAAGATCAGAATCAATTTTTGATATCCTACGTGTTACTTTTGTTATCTTAGTTGGATCTGAAATGCCCGTACCAGTTATCAAACATGTGTTTTCATCAAAAACATCAGTGACAGTGTAAATTTTATTAGATGCAGGATCAAAATCAACAGTTATTTTATCACCCCATTGTGCAGTTGTTGAAACTGATTCATGAGTTGTTATTTTATCACCAATTCTTAATATATTTTGATCTCTTGTTTCAAGTCTATAAGTGTTATTAACAGAATCGACAACTGACAGTTTTTTTACAACATAACTTTGAGCTGTGTTAAATAACCAATTATTTTCTTTAAAATTACGACCAATTTTACCCAAAGATTTTATTTTTACTTTTGAACCAGTTTTTTGATAATATGTTTGATTTGGTATTTGTAATTCTTTTAAAACAGATCTTATTTTAACTCTAATTTCATCACCATTTATATTAGTTCCATAAGCAAAGGTATCTTGATCAACTGATGTATTATCTAATATGGTGGTTGTAATTCCTGTGGTATTAATTCCTAAAAATTGGTTTATTGTTCTATCTGCATATGTACAAACACCAATAGTTCCGTTTTTATATGCAAATGTTAAAGTTCCTGATTTTGGAAATCCTAAAGTAGAGTCAACATCAATATATGTTTGACCTATTCCCACTTGACCTATAATTTTAGTTTTTGAGTGTTTTGAGAAATTACCATAAGTTAATACTGATGCCCCTTCAGGAAAATTGTAAGATCCATCTAAACTAATTTTATAAAATTTGTCAGTAAGTATTCCAACTGAAACATTTTCAACATCTGAAATAGGTGCGTATGCTTTTGATATATTTTCAAACTGATCTTGAAATAAAGTTAAGTTTTTTAAGTCTTCGGGATCTCCAACATATGGTTCTACAATTAAATCTCTTGTAATTCTATAATTTGCATTTGATGGTGAAATAACATTGTCAATTGGACGAATAATTTGCACTTGCTCACCGTAAAGAGCTCCAAAAAGTATTTTAAATGACTCATCAGTTCCTCTTGTAGAGTAAAAATCTTTTGATTGTCTAACAAATTGAGCTTGATTTAATTTTTTATCTAAATCTTTTTTAAAACCATGTAAAAATTGACTTTTTACCTTTTTAAGAAATTCATCTAAGAATAAAACACTCAAATTTTCAACTTTGGTGCCTTTTTCATGAATTGCTTCTGTTGATGATGAAAAAACAAGATTTTCTGGATCTGAATCGTTAGTAAAAGTTGTAATTCCACTAAACCCTCTTGTACATTCAACAAAACTAATATCTGTTTTACTTTTGTATGTTAAAATTTCATCATTTATCTTTATTAAACCATAATTTTCAGGAAATCCTTCTGTGTTTGATACAAAAATTGTTTCTGTACCAATTCCGGCGTATTTTGTAGTAGAGGTAGATTTTATATTGTTAGCATTTTCACTTAATTTAATATAAGAGTCAATATTTTGAATTAAATCAACTGGCCCACCTTTATATTCTTGTCCTAAGTAATATTGTGAGAGAAATTCACCCACCAAAGGAAAATCCTCTTGCACATAGGCAGGTAATTGATTTTTTACAATCTGATTTAATTGAACTCTCTTTTCTGACATCTTATCTTATGATGTTTCCGTT